TATTTGCGTTATCGGCTTGAGAAGCTACAACTGCTCGTAATGCGGTGTTAGCAATATTTGAAGTTAACGCAACATTGGCAATATTAGCAATATTAGCAGTATTTGAGGATGCAGCAAATGTGGCTATATTTGCGGTATTTGAAAATTCGGCAAATGATGCAGTAATTACATTAGGAACCCAATTTGTTCCGTTCCAAACTAATCCATATCCAGCGATTGGAGGAATTGTAGCTGTATCTACATCCGCTAATGCGTTAATGCTTGCAGCTGTTAAATTTGCATATGCTCTTGCATTTGTAAAATACTGATTAGTGCCTTCTGCAAGATTAGATGTTGTTTGATTTGATAAACTACTTACAGTACCAGTAACATTGCCAACAAGAGATCCATTGACAGTTAAATTGCCAAAGATACCATTGTAGGTTACATTTATATTATTTGCGGTCAGGTAATCTACGCCATAGACGTTGCCTGAAACTCTTAATCCTGATTTTACTCTAAAATCTTGCATTACTAATCCTGTTGTATGCCATTATTTTTATTTTGCGGTATATGTAGCACCTGTCAATTTTACCGTAACTTGTATTGCTGGATCTGAAACATTTCCATAAATTATAACATTACCATTATTTATGCCTGCCTGGAATGATAATAGATCTAAATTAATATCATTTGACATCATAGCATATTGTGTTATAAAACTACTAGTATCATCGTGCATTACTAACAATTCACCAGAATTATATTTGTTTGTATAACCAACACTTGTACCTTTTACAGTATAAACATATTTTGCTGTTGAATATGTAGCAGTACTAAATCTTGTTATTTCAACATTGCCAGTTGTTGTTACATTTGCAACAATTGCTGTGGATTGCCCAGCATTAGCTTTAATGAATTTTGTACCATCCCATACCAATGTGTCATTTGGTTGTATATTTGAAATATCAACATCTGCAAATACATTAATGCTCATCTGCGCTACATTGGATAGTACGCGAGCATTAGAATAATAAAGATTATTTAATTCAATAACATTAGCAGTTGTAAAATCTGTAACATTAGCTTTTAATCTTAAATTGGGTTCAACTTGTGCATTAACTCTTGCATTTGTGTAATATAGATCTGTACCTTCTGCTAAATTGCTTGTAGTGAAGTTACTAATTGATAATACTGTATTTGCTACATTAGCAGTACCAGCAACATTTGCAAAATTAGCAACATTGGCAGTTCCGGCAACATTTGCAAAATTGGCTGATGTTGCAGTCGTTGCCGCACCTGCAACAAAAGAAGTGCCATTCCAAATTAATATGCCGTTGTTGCCGATACCTGTTATATCAACATCCGCAAACACATTAATGCTCATCTGCGCTACATTAGATAGTACGCGAGCATTTGAATAATACAATGCAGATTGTGATTCAATTACATTTGCACTGTATAGTCCTTGCCAATTAGTACCAGAAATATTAACTGCGCTAATTAAATTAGCACCAACAATAGAGCCACCTGTCCCTGAACCAATTGTTACGTTACCCGCACCAACATTGCCGGTGTAAGTAGGTAATGCTGCAATAACATTAGAATAAACTCTTGCATTTGTATAATATAAGTTTGTGCCTTCTGCTAAATTGCTTGTGGTAAAATTACTAATTGATAATACTGTATTTGCGACATTTGCCGTTCCTGCAGTATTTGCGAAATTTGTAACTAATGATACATTTGCAGTTCCTGCAGTATTTGCGAAATTAGCGGATGTTGCTGTATTAGCGTAACCTGCAGTATTTGCGAAATTAGCGGATGTTGCTGTATTAGCGTAACCTGCAGTATTTGCAAAATTAGTAACTAATGATACATTTGCTGTTCCTGCAGTATTTGCAAAATTAGTAACTAATGATACATTTGCTGTTCCTGCAGTATTTGCAAAATTAGCCTCAGTTGCTACATTAGCGTAACCCGACGTATTTGCAAAATTGGCGGATGTTGCAGTCGTTGCCGCACCGGCAACAAAAGAAGTACCATTCCAAATTAATATACCATTATTGCCAATGCCAGATATATCAACATCTGCAAAAACATTAATGCTCATTTGCGCTACATTAGATAAAACACGAGCATTAGAATAATATAAGTTGTTTAATTCTACAACATTTGCAGTTGTTAAATCAGTTACATTTGCTTTTCTCTCTAATAACGGTGTAACATTAGCATATACTCTGGCATTTGTATAATATAAATTTGTACCTTCTGCTAAATTAGCAGTTGTAAAATTACTTATTGATAATACGGTATTGGCAACATTAGCAGTTGTTGCAAATACTGCAACATTAGCAGTTCCTGCAGCATTTGCATAATTTGCTTCACTTGCAGTGGATGCTACACCTGCGATAAAGGTTGAGCCATTCCAAATTAGTGTTCCATTTGTAGTAATGCCTGTTACATCTACATCAGATAGAACATTAATGCTCATCTGCTGAACATTAGAAAGAACACGGGCATTCGAATAATATAGATTATTTAATTCTCTAACATTGGCAGTTGTTAAATCAACTACATTGGCCTTCAATGCGAGATTAGATTGAACCTGCGCATTAACTCTTGCATTGGTGTAGTATAAATTAGTGCCTTCTGCTAAGTTAGCAGTTGTAAAATTACTTAATGTAGAAACTGTGCCTTGTACGTTACCAAAGAATGTTGCCGCTGATAAATTAGCTAATCTGAATGACGCATGATCTGTATCAATGAATATATTAGCATCTGGCTCTGGAGAATAATTATCATAAACTTTCCACTTACCATCTGTAGCATCGCGGAAGAATCCAGCATGGCGATATGTACCGTCATTGTAGTTACCTGCAAAGCCTAAATCTGGATTAGAAGTCTCAGATCCATTGTTCAAATAAATCATATTATCCGAAATGGATAGATTATTTGAAGAATGGGTTGTTACGTTTCCGTAGAAATTAATTTCACCAGTAACGTTCAATGCACCAAATGTTACATTAGATGTGGTAGATACATTTTGACCAATTGAAATTAGACCAGACGTATTGTTATAAGTAACTCCGGTACCACCAGATAATGTAGATCTTACTCTTGCATTGGTATAATATAAGTTGTTTAATTCTGCAACATTAGCGGTAGTTAAATCAACTACATTTGCCTTTAATCTTAAATTGGATTCAACTTGAGCATTGACTCTTGCATTAGTGTAGTATAGATTTCCCGCAGTTTCTATTACATTAGCAGTATAGAGGGTATTCCATATATTTGACGTAATCGATGTTGTAAGAACGGATGTATTTGAAACAAGACCTTGTACAGATAGCGCGCCACCTGCACCCGACGTAATCTTAGTATTACCTAATGTTAAAGAGAATCCTGATAAGTATAAATCTTTCCATTTTTTACCAGGAGCACCTAAATCATGTACTTCATCTTCATCTGGAACAAGATTTGTGTTAATAGATCCAAATCTTTCAGTAACATTGGAATAAACTCTTGCATTCGTATAATATAAATTCGAAGCAGATTCTTGTACATTTGCAGTAGTTAAATCAACTACGTTTGCCTTTAATCTTAAATTGGATTCAACTTGAGCATTAACTCTTGCATTGGTGTAATATAAATTGTTTAACTCTACAACATTAGCAGTTGTTAAATCTATTACATTTGCTTTTAATCTTAAATTAGGTTCAACTTGAGCATTAACTCTTGCATTGGTGTAATATAAATTGTTTAACTCTACAACATTAGCAGTTGTTAAGTCAACTACGTTAGCTTTTAACGCTAGATTAGGTGCTACTTGAGCATTAACTCTTGCATTGGTGTAATATAAATTAGAACCTTCTGCTAAATTAGCAGTTGTGAAATTACTTAATGTTAATACTAAGTTTGCAATGTTCGCAGTATTTGCGTTTAATGAAGCTGCAACAACACTAATAACAGTATTAGCAATATTTGAATATTCTGTTGACGGAATAGTAACACTATTTGCTATCCAAGCGTTGCCGCTCCAAGAAAGTACCTGACCTGCAATCGGGTTTATTGCATTTACATCGGCCAATACATTAATATTAGCTAATGAAATATTAGCATATACTCTATCGTTAGAGTAATATAAGTTATTTAATTCTGCAATATTCGCAGTAGTTAAATCTACTACATTTGCTTTTGTGTTTAATAAACCAATAACATTTGCATAAACTCTTGCATTTGTAAAATACAAATTACCAGATGTTTCAATTACATTAGCAGTTGTTAAATCTACTACATTCGCTTTTAAATTTAAAAGAGGAGAAACATTTGCATAAACTCTTGCATTTGTAAAATACAAATTACCAGATGTTTCAATTACATTAGCAGTTGTTAAATCTACTACATTCGCTTTTGCGTTTAGTAAACCAATTACATTTGCATAAACTCTAGCATTGGTATAGTATAGATTAGAACCTTCGGCAATGTTGCTTGTTGTAAAATTGCTTAAAGATAATACTGTATTTGCTACAGTCGCCGTATTAGCATTTGATGCCGAAACAGTAGTTGGTATCCAAGCTGTTCCATTCCAACCCAATGCTTGCCCTGCGGATGGGGGAGATGTTAATGTATCAACATCTGCTAAAGCATTAATACTTGCTAAACTTATATTAGAATAAACTCTATCGTTAGAGTAATATAAGTTATTTAATTCTGTTACATTGGCTGTTGTTAAGTCAACTACGTTTGCCTTCAATCTTAAATTAGATTCAACTTGAGCATTAACTCTTGCATTAGTATAATATAATCTTGAACCTTCTGTTAAATTAGCAGTTGTGAAATTGCTTAACGATAAAACAAGGTTTGCTAAATTTGCCGTTAATGCGCTTGTAGCATTAATTGCGCTAGGTACCCAAGTATTGCCGTTCCAAGATAATGCGTCACCGTATGCAGGTGCAACTGTTACAGTATCAACATCTCTTAATACATTTATATTTGCCAACGATAAATTGGCAAATACTCTATCGTTAGAGTAATATAGATTAGAAGAGCTTTCTAATAAATTAGCAGTTGTAAAGTTACTTAACGATAAAACCGTATTAGAAACATTAGCTCTTTCAGCTATGTTTGAATAATCCACTGTGCCTGTTAAAGCTGTAGCGGTAACTACGTTAGGTATCCAACGAGTGCCGTTCCAAATTAATGCATAGCCGGTTTGAGGCGCAATCGTTCTTGTATCAACGTCAGCAAGGGCATCAATGCTTGCTAATCTTAAATTAGCATGAACTCTTGCATTTGAATAATATAGGTTAACTGCACCTTCAGAAATACTATCCGAATTGGGAATAATATTACCTAGGTTAATGTTACTTAATGCTAATACGTTAGCTCTAATAGAACCAGTAGTTGCATTATAAATTAAAGTATTATCAGGAACGCTAATGGCAGCTCTTGCTCTAGCGTTTGTGAAATATAATTTTTGACCTTCTGGAATATCGTCAGAAGTGCCAGAGAATGAAGTTTGTAACCCTGGATTAGACCCAACTAAAATCCATGCATTACCAGAATACATTAAGAATGCAGAATCGCCTGCTCTTCTTAATTCAATTGCTAAGTTGTTTTGAATGTTACTTGATATTACGAACTGCCCGCCATTCGTAGATACTAAGTTAATAACTTTTAATTGACCATCTACGCCCTTAGGTATATCTAAATAATTTCTACCGCCTTGGTCAATACTGACATTAGCCGGAGTAAATTCAACGGTAGCGCCTGCATTACCTGGGCTACCTGTTCTAGTAACACCTGCAGTATATTCTAAACCAAGTGTGTTTGTTCCATCAATGGATGTAGATAATCCAATGATATTACCAGCATTTGTTGGGTGGCTAACGTCAAACGTATATGCTGCGCCCTTAACAAAATATAATCCATCATTAAACGGTCTTAGGCCAGTTGTACCAACCCAATCTTCCGGTGCATGATTTAATGTACCTGTTGCATTTGCACCAAGTGACAAATTAATCTTGCCATTTATGTGTTGAACATAAATGGTCTTGAAGAATGGCGAACCATTTGCAAATTGTAAACCTCTACCTGAAGCAGATTTGCCGTTGGTATACAAATAGATAGTGGAAGGCAATACTGAGCCATTAGCAATGGCTGCAGTAGCGGCAGATACACCGCCGTATAAATCGGTTCTAGTTGTGGTAATACTAACGGTGCCCACACCTGTTAAGGTTTGGACAGGCCCGCTAATAAAGATATTTCCTGATAATGTAGGATCTGTGATTGATGAAAAGAGCGTTCCTGCTGAAACATTCTTGCTAGAATCATCTTGTACCAATAAGAATAGGTCGTTCTTATTGACTACATTGGCCGATACCAGATCCGATATTTTTACGTCTGCCATTACTCTACCTGGTTAGGTTTAAAATTAACTCTTTATACTATTATGGAGTTTCGCGCATTATAGAATCATCGTTAGCATCACCAAATAAAGTACCTGTAGCATTAGCATTGAAGTTTTTAGACATCGCCACCAACAACTCAGCCTTACGACGTGTTTGACCTTGTGTAGTTGTATATGTCTTATATGACAACCAACCTGGGCCAATTAAACCATTTGCTTTGTTGCCAGCAATGTTAGCTTCTACACGATCAATACCATATACAGTTGCTTTGTTAACTGTATTAGCACCACGGCCAACGCTTACATTTGAGCCCCAACCATTTGTGTGAATCCATTTTGGATCTTCTTGAATTGCAATATTCGCGGCTGCGACATTGGCGCCTTTGTATGTAGTATCAAGAACAATTGTATTAGCTGTGCTAAGTGTATTAATTCTATAATCTACGTTTGCAATTACCAATGAATATCCTACTTGGAATCCATTTGCAGCAGTTACTACCTGTGCGCTAGTAACAACCGTACTGCTACCATTGTTAGCAGTTGCAGTAGCGCTTACGTCTACTCTATCTCTTTTTCCCCATGCTGACATTTTGTGTCTCCTATTTTAATTATTTATAATAGCACTTTGGGTGCGTATTACTCTTTATCTCTTTTGGTTGCGCTTGGCATTGATTCCATGCGACGAACCGTTCCATGGTGAATATATTTCTTACGTCCACCTTCCTTATCAGTCACAACATACTCAGCATAAGGTTGTCCGTTTTTAGTACTAAACTTATCGTTTGATACTGTGTTGCCCGCCTTACGGTGAGCAGCCATTTTATCGTCAATTTCCATTCTAGTGAATGATTCGATAATCACATCTTCATAATTTTCTGCATATGCTTCTTCTGCAATAGCTACAATTTCTTGTTGCATTGATTCTTCATCTGTTCTAACAATAGATTGCACTGCTCTTAAGAAGTCGCCATATGTGGGATTATCAGTAATTTCAATTGTAAAGTCATTATGCTTAACAATAGTTTCTGCAATGCCTTCATCCAATTCAACTTCTTCCATTGTATGCTGACCAGATGGTTTTAATCCAGCTGCTCTATATTTCATTTCAGCTTTATTGCTTGCTTTGCCAGCAAGGTTATATCGCTTATCTGCTTTTGCGTCATCCCCATCGCGAATAGCATCATTAGCATCACGCACTGCAGCATGTTTTACTTTGTTCAATGTACCAATTGATAATTCTGTAACTTGTTCAACAGATTCTCTCTTAATACCTGCAGCTGTTAGAGCAGCTGCTCTATCGCCATAAGATTTAATATCAGGTGCAACTTTTTTAATTGCAGCTTTAACTGTAGGAGATGCGCTGCTTTTGTTAACTTGTTTCATTGTTACAGAACCAGCATGGCCCATTGTTGCTTCTTTAACTGTTTTTGTTTTTTTGCCTGCACGAAGCATTTCAAAATCTTTAGCAGTTAATTTGTCTTTCTCTGGCTCATGCACATCTAACACTTGTTGATTAGGATGTAGTTTCTTTTCTTCAATTGACTCTGCATCTGCTTCGGCATGTTCATGCATTTTGCCTTTTTTAACTTTAACTGCTTCTGTTTGTACTTTGCGAACACCGTCAGCAAATTGTACTGTGTACCAAGCAATGTTGCCATTTTCATCTGGATCAGCATGTGCTTCTGAAATGCACTCGCCTTCGCCATATAGATCGTGTTCAACGTGTGTGGCACAGAAATGAGCAGCATCTACTCTGCCTTCTTTAACAGTTGCAGCAATTTTATCTCTACGATTCTTTAAATAGGTATCGCTTTGATCCACTTTTTTATCATTATTAATATCTGCGTCTTCTTTTCCAACTGGATCCAATTTTGCTTCTTGAACTGGAGTTGGGTGTGTAATTTGTCTGATTGATTCAAACAATTCATTTGTAATTCTTGTCATTTTTAGGTCCTTTAATGAATTCTATTTATTATTTATGGCTAACCGAAATCATTTCTTTTTGCCAGCTAATCTTGATCTTTCTAAACTTCTAACCTTCGGAATCATTCTTACAACAAGTCCTTTTTGTCCTGATAGAATATTAGATGCTTGTTTTTCAATCCTGTCTTTTTCAGCAGCAGATAATTGTTTTTTATCTCTACCTTTTAATAATTTTTTAATAATTGAGCGTCTTGCTGCAGTTTTTGATCTACTGTTAATAACATCTGTTGATGCGGCACGTCTTAATTTTAATCTGCGTGCTTGGCCTACCGCAGTCTTTCTGGATTTAAACTTTTGAGATTTTTTCATTCTTGCAGTTGCTGATAAGCCTTCTTCAAGGTCATCGATAAACTCTGAATCTTCCCAAAGATCAGCAATATCATCCCATTGTAGTTCTTCTACAATAGCATCAAGCTCTTCTTCAGTTATATCGGTACTTAAAAATTCTTGAAATGTAATCATTTTAGTGTTGCTTTTAGCATCCAACCATGTTTCTGATGTGCAGCAATTCTATCTTGTAAGAAGTTTGCTAAACCTAATTCCGATGCTGCATCTGCTTCTCTATATGATCTCATTAAAGAAACAAGCATTAAATTATTTGCATCTAATAAATTTTTAACCATTTGCAATGCTGGCATTACGGTATCTTCTTCAGAAATAATAGTAAGTCCAGAAAGTTGTTTTAAAGATGTTGGAGTGTATCCATCTATTTGACGAATATGTTCTGCAATATCATCTACAGAACCAAAAACTTCTTCGTAAATTCCGCCAAACAAATCATGATACTGTTTAAAATCAGGACCTTCAACATTCCAATGAAATGTGTGTGCCTTAAAATATAGCGTGAATGCGTCAGCTAAAGTCTTTTGCAATGATAATTGTAATGCTTCCATTTATTCTACCTGTTTAGCTTTCTTCATCATTTTATATGCAGCTGTCTTTTGACCTGCAATTTCTACTTGTGCTGCATGAACTTCTTGTCTATCATTCTCATGATATTTTTTAAATGCTTGATTTGCAGGATCTTGCATAAAAGATTTAAATGATACCATGCCTACTGGTTTGTCGGGATGTCCTTGACCGGCAATAGGCTTATCTATGCCATGGAACACATCTTTACTGTCTGTAAAGTTGACGTCTCTCTCACTTGCTTCTTTGAGTTTCATTTTGTTTTCCTCATCTTTATCTTTTTGACTTTGTCTAATTGAAGATAAAGTCTTTGGTTGTTCTTTGGTAGAAGTATCTATCATTCTAGCACGATGCTTGACGTATTTTATTTTACCTGTCATTGGATCTTTGCTTGGAATATATTCAAAATCTGCAGACGCAACATCTTCTTCTACGCCACCTGCGCCAACAACTGTAACGGTTGAACCTGGTTCATTGGCATAAGTACCATCTCGGTGCATATTAAGATCAGACATTGCCTTCAAATGCTTTTGCATATACATTAAATCCTTATCTTCAACGCCAAGTACATTCATTGTGTCATGAGCAATAGCAAACTTCATATTAAAATCATGAATTAAATCTTGATCTGCAAAACCTTTTGCCTTTGCTTCTTTTTCAATCTCAAGATATTGATCTGTTGCCATAATTGCTTGCAGAACATATTTCTTTGGAAATTCAACTCTTGTAATTAATTCTTTTAATTGAGCAGATGCACCTGGGCACGTATGAAGAAACGATGTGGTATAACCATCGAATGTAACTTCCATTCTACTGTTGCTCATCTCAGCCAATTGCTCTTTAGATAAAAACAATGCAGGGATTTGTTTTCCCTCAACATATGTTGGCTTATATGCGCCTTTGTATTTAATTTTTTCTTTTTCCTGCGGACCATCAGAAAATTTCTTGAAGTTTTGTAACTTCGAAGTCTTAGATAATTTGGGGCGTAGATCAACGTGTAGTCCTGTACCTTCTTTTTCGCCAAATATTTCTTGTATGTCTTTTAGCCAATGTTTAGATGTATCGCCGCTTTCTTGTTGTATAGTAACGTATGATGAGCCTCTGTATACGATCTTGCCCCGTGTCCCGTTAGTTGATTCAACTAAATCGTTTAATTTAAAAATCTCGCCTGCTATGTAAGATTCTCTTACTGGCACGCACATTCCTTTATCCTTGCTGAATACTTCACCAACTGGACACACAATCTTCATTTCAGGAGTCATACCTATAGCATGGTCTGTGCCTGCAGGTGTACCCCAATCAAATCTATTTGGATTTTCGTAATCTTCTTTAACCGCTTTAATGTGGTTGGCAATTTCCTCTGCATGAGGATGTAATGCTTTAGGTAGACCAGATTTAAATTGTTTCATTTCGCCTGCTCTGGCATGAGCACGCATCTTAGTTCCAGACATTCCCTCTACGCCTTCTGCATCAGGATCTCTTTGTCCTGCTGAAACTACTTTAATTGATTTAAAATTATAGTGACCGTGTTTACCGGCAACATTATTATACTTGTTTAATGTCTTATGGTACTCATCCACGCGATCAGACCCAGCAACCATAACCAAATGTTTATAACCTTGGCTATGCAATTTAGATGCTGCGTGAAGGAAAGTAGGAGATTCTTTAGAAGCACCGGATACTTTAGTGCCTTCTGGTGCTACGTGTTTTAGATATCCTACCTTAGCCTTAGCAGGGACAGGATCTTTTGATGTACCTTCAGAATGGGACGCTACAATATGTGCGTCAGCATTGTGCTCGTCAGCAACAGATTTGACTTTTTTAATGAGTTTTTCGTGTCCAACGGTAGGCGGATTGAATCGCCCAAAGGCAAAAGCGGCTGATTTTTCAGGCGCTTCTGTGATGAATTGTTTAAAGTCCATTGTTTTCCATTAGAATATAGTTGATACTTATTATTTATAAAATAAGGATGTTTGGTTTACAGGAGGTACCGGGTAAGGATGTTTTGGTTTAGGGGGATTTTTTTTAGGTTTGTGTTTGAACCAACTCATCTTACCTCCGTTTTATCCAAAGTTAACCAAAAGTTATAGACATTCTATTGACATGATGTTATTATATGCTATGAGGCTCAGTGATAAAAGCATTAACAGTTCCACTTTCTAAGTGCTTTGTTAATTCTTGAATCAGGGTCTCTAGCAGTCTTAGCGGATGTTAATCGCTTCTTCATTCCACCCATACGAGCACAAAAAGACTTTCTTCTATTTGCTGCTTTACTTCCGGGTTTTAATTTAGATGGTTTAGTTGTTACAGCCATTTGTAACTTTGAACCAGGATTTTCTCTACGATATGAAGCAATGCCGGCTTTGTTTAATCCGCCTTCAGGATTCTTTCCCTCTTTGCGTTGCCAAGCTGCAACTTCTAATAACTCTTCATCCGTAATGTCTTTAAGGTCTTCCCAAATCACATCTGAATCAACATTGTTTTCTTTTGCAATATCTTCAATTACATCTTCGATAAGGTCAAATAGATCTTCTACTGATTCAGCAGATTGTTTAAATGCTTGTGCTGTTGGAGCACCTTTACTTCCAGGTTTACGCATACGTTCGCCTGAACCATTTTTGATTCTTTCACGCTTTGCATGGATGTTGTCCCATAATCCAGGGCGGTCGCCCTCTGTTACGGATTGTGTTTCTTCTCTTACTTGTTTAAAATTTTTCATCTTGGTCTCGCTGCAAAGTTAGCTGCACTAAATTCTTCTCTATCTACTAGCTTTGTTGGTCTGTTGTTTAATACTGCAACATGGCCTTCGGGTTTAACTTTTTTACCATCAATGCTATGATGGAATTTATAATCTGCATTTGACATAGTCTGCACTAATACATTCTTAGCATTCTGCAGATGTTTGTGGATATCTAATGTTGTTTTAAATGCATCTTTATTAGTTTCGATATGATCTAACTTCTCATTCATATCGGCAGCTTTATTTTGTTTGGCCTTATCCGTTTTAACTTTATCAATATCTTTTTGCAGAGAACCTTGTAGATGTTTCTTATAACCTTCTACAGATGGCTTTGTGGCTTCTCTAACAGTTGAATTGATATATGTCTTTAAAGATGTATCATGCCCTTCGAGGTGATCGTAATTTGGTAAAGCGTTATGCGCCTCAACTGCTTTAGACATATGAGAATGATATTCTTGTTGAGCATCTGGCGTATAATGTGCAGTCTTTGGATCAAACTTAGTATCAATTACATGGACGTCTGGATGAGAATTAAACTTTGAAGTGTCTGTATTATACTCGGCCTTCATATTCTCAAGTGTATCGCCGTGATATGCAGTGTGAACTGCTACACCAAATTTTGCATCTTTAATTTTTTGACCTTCTTCACTGCCCTTTTTAGCCGAGTATGTAATTGTGTTTGGCTTAAAATGATATGACCCACCAGAATCAGATACATCTTTATCTGTCTTATTATACATTACATCACCTTGGTACACGCCCTCGTTGGGAGTTACTTTAGGTAAGTGATGTAGAGCTGCCTTTAATTTAGCAACAAGTCCAGGTGCGTGACCGTGATTCTTTTCAATATCAGATTCCGTAAAATTTAATTTAGGATTCTTATTGAATGCAGATTTAGATGCAACAAAGAATCTAGGAAACTCTGGATGATGACCAAACACAATACTAGGCGAACCATCATACTTTGTAGATAAGGATACCTTTGATCTTTTACCTAACAAAGCGTTATGTGTATCGTTTAAAGTATTAAATGCGTGTTTGAAGCCTTCTTCGCCAGCATTAATAGGATGATCTTCTGCGTGTTCAAGGTGTGTTAACTTTTCCTCGTTCGCAGATTCAACTAGATATGTGCTAAATGATAACATTAGAAATTACTCGATGGTGTAAAATTATACATTTGGCTTGAATATGCCCCGTGCGAATTTGGTTTTGTTGCTACTCGAACAATTTGAGTATGTGTGCCGTCTTTCTCAACCTTATGTAGTGTCACGGCTGATCCTGATCGATGTATTGCAAATTTTGTATTCTTATTTTTTAAGATATCACTTAGTGGAGACTCGCTTCCATGTTTAACTACTGCATGGACTTTACTAAGTTCTTTTCCATGTCCTGTTGCTTTGATCCAAGTCATACCTTTATCTGATACTAAATTATTATGTAACCATTTTGCTATATGTTGATGACCCTTTGCTCCCTTTGACATAAGGTGTTCTAATTGTATCTGCAATTCTCGCGCGGTTTCTTCATTATTTTGTTTAAAATCCACATTCATTTTTTTGCCAAGTTCATTAACTACGGGTTTGCCTGTTTTAGGGTCTGGGTCGGTAACTCTTGCGTGTATAGAATCTCCTGTTTTAGATCTAGCGGGTAAATGATCCATTTTCCATTTTTTAAGTATTTTTTCTTTACCTGCCATGGCAATTTCGTTTGCTTGAGATTTTCGTGTTGCAGGTCCGCCGGATAAAAATTCATCTTGTCCGGCAACTCCGGGATTTTTTGCTGTAATATTGCCGGAGGATTTGCCCGTGGACTTTGCAGACACTCCTAAATAAGATTGTTCTCCGTCTGAATGTTTTAAATCTAAAGTTACATCTGATGGATTTTCTTGACCATCAGTATGTACACCTTTTGTAAATCTACCAATATCTCCGACTTTTGATGTTCTACCTATACGAGATATTGTTGCACCTGGATGATGTTCTTCTACATGCTTAATTACAGCAGCTGCCATTGCTTTACCGTGGGCTGCTCTAACAGCCACTTGATTTTGATCTTGGTCTTTAGTAATTTTAGTTAATTCATCATCATGCTGTTTTAATTCAAATTTATGTTCTTTAGACCCAAAACTTCCAGCTTGTTTATGCCTATGATTTACTAATTCTTTATACAAATGAATCTCAGCAATTTTTCCTGCAGGATCGTTATCTAGTTTAGTTGCAGGTTCTCCTGCACTAGGAGCCAACGTCTGCATTTTTTCTTGAATAAATTCTGTAGATTCCTTAAGATCATTTTGTTGAACTTCTTTTCCTGCATGCATTAATTCTTCTTTACTTAAATTAGAAGAATGCGGAAAGGCCACAATCTTTGTAATTGCGTCTAAACTTTTATTGTGAAATATTGCGGTTTTATGATCCCCATTGCGAAAGATATGCACGTCTACATTATGTCCATCATCTGTGGAATAACTGTGATACGGGGTTAGGTTTGAGAAATCATGAGATTCGATAAGCGCATTATACGCCTTGAATGTGATTAATTCTTGCATTTTGAGTCCATTGAAACGAATTATACTTATATTTATATAAATTAAAGTTGCGGAACTCGTAGGAAACCGGCGAAAACGCCGGCTTAATTTAGTATATTACTTAGAAGTATGCAGAGCTTTAACGTGTGCTATTGCAGAAGGCAAATCTTTAAGGTGTTTTTCATGAACATGCTCATCTTGGTCACCTTGCCCGGACCAAGTCTTGTTACTACCGGCTTGTTTATAATGAACAATCTTAACAGATGCGGTATTATCTTTATGATGACTAACATGAACATTATACGCCTGGTTCTCGTGTTCATGGAAATAATGATCTTTTATTGGAGACTTATGCTTTGGTTTATCTTCTGGTTCGATCTGTTTCCGGGCCGAATCACCTGATAAATGAGTAAAATTAGGAGTCTCTCCGTGTATTTTGTTTCCGCTAGCAGCATTTAATTTTTTAACAACTTCCTCATGATGATTGATAGGAACTGATTCTCCTAACAGGATACCTGCAATTGATTCGTATAATGTGCTCATTTATTGCTCCAACTATGTTTGATATTATTTATCAGAATTACTCTGGAGTATGCAGAGTTTTAACGTGTGCTATTGCAGATGGCAAATCTTTAAAATGCTTTTCTTTATGTTTTTCAGAGTCATTATAATCTTGTGCTCTGTCAGACCATTTTTGACGATATGAGGAATGTTGAACAGTTGCAGTATTATCAGCATGATGACTTACTGTAATATGGTGTTCATGTTGCTCGTCTGCACCACCTGTAGCAAATTGTCCTTGGTGGTAATAATGATCTTTTACAGGAGAAGTATGTTTGGGTTCTGCGGGCACATCTTTATTTGCACCTGAACCATGGGTAAATGCCGGTGTTTCTCCACCAATATGAGGACCAGCGGAGCTATTCAAATGCTTAACAATTTCATCGTGATTTTCATTAATGATTTTTCCCAATAACATACCTGCGATTGATTCATGTAAAGATCTCATCTATTGCTCCAACTATAATTGATTAATTATTTATAATAAACCAAAATTAGATGTTAGTATTCCATGCTTTAATTACAGGATGTAGTACATCATCAGTATAATCCATCTTCATAGTGTTAACAATTGCCAAAATAATTTGAATATTGCCTTTGACATAACCCTTTTTAGAGTTAATACGATCTACGCTAGGACGGAATGGGTTTCGATTTCCCTTTGTGCCAAGTTCCATACTAAAAGGAAGTTTAGTAATAGCACATTTACCTTCGCATGCGTCGAACTTACTCTGAATATATTGTGGAGTAAGATTAAACGACATCTTACGACCCTTTTTCTCATGAGCGGCAACTCGATTCTTTAGAGCAACGTATTCAGTAATACCGAATTTTTCAGGAGATGCTTTCTTTGCTCTATTCGCAATACGAGTTTTGACTCTAATTGCCGCTTTTTGCTCAGGAGTTAAGCTCTCTTTTTTCTTTTGATAATCCCATTTACCAAATGCTGTAGCAAGAGCGTCTTCTTCTGTAGTAAGTGGTCTGGCATCTAAACGTCTGATCTGATGTAGACGTTTTGCTTCTTTACGAACTTTAGGATCTTCAAAATTATACATAACCATCTACATTACTTGCGTGATTAGGTTGAGTATGATTATCGTAATCTACTTTATGAATCATTCTGTCACCTAAATGACCATTTATGCTTTCTCTTGCAAGCCTATCATATTCTGCTAGAGTAATTTCTCTAGTTGATACAATAGTCTCGCCTAAACATTTTTGGTCTAGTTCTGTGGCTTCTTCCATTACAACTGTATCTTCAGCATGCTCAGCTGATTCGCATTCAATAGCATAATAATGACGAAATGTAGTAATAGTTTCAACGATGAATAATGGCATGATATACTTTAAAATTTATTCCGCTTACGCCATGCGGAAACACTTTGTCGAATGTGGCTCGAATGGTAGAAGTGTTCGACTCGAGTTAATTAAGCACGAGTGAAAGCATCGCTACCCATAGTAGCATAAGCTGCTGCTACCATTGTGCGGGATGGGGTACCCAAGCGATATGCTGTTTTACCATTCTTAGTAGAATTGGTATAGATTGCGTGACCTTCAGAACGAAGCTCACTGATACGAGGACGAACGCTGCCCTCAGAAGTGCCAGTCAAACCTGCCAATTGGGCGGGTGTGAATTGACGACCAGACAAAAGAACTTTCAATACACGGTCTTTAACCATATAATATCTCCATTAAATAAAACAGTCGCTTCAAAATATATCAGTAACGGCGACCTTACATTACTGTATATAACTATTATACAGCATTTAGCTGTATCTGTCAAGCACTTAGTTAGCCTTTTTGTGGCTTCTTGACCTTATTCAAATATTCTCTACCAATAAAACCCTGCTCAACTTCATTCAAAGCAGTTACGATTGGCTTATGATGTTTTGCATCAATTTTTGGTGCATATCCTTTGCGCAATTCTCTGGCGCGAGCTGATGCAATTAGCACCAGATCATAACGATTACCTACCATGTTAACTGCATCTTCTGATGTAATTTGATTTGACATTATGCTACCTTTACGATTTCTTTTAAACGATCTGCACAGTATGTTGCCGCGAATGCTTTTGGTTTGACAAAAGGAACCACATTACACATACCCTTAATATACCCAATGGCTTCACTTACAACGCAAGAAGAGCCAAACATTTCATCTGGGTTAATATCTAAATGAACTTCGATTGGTCTATCATCAATTAGTTTTTCTAATTCAAGATATAAATTTGCAATTTTAATTACTTCATTCATCAAACGCATACGAGGTTTGTTTTTACGCTGGTCATAATCTTTTTCGGTTTGAACTTCCCCAAAAATTTTACAACCATGTTTACCATCTATATGAACTACAATTGCCAAAGTATAATCGGCAAACCACATATCATTTTTACGGAAACGTTCTGAATCGCAACCAATATAAATTTTTGTATCTGGACCTTGAGCATCAATATACTCTTTAATTTTTACGAAATCGAATTTCATTTTTATTCCTGGAGCGGGGTAGGAGAATCGAACTCCTTTGACTAGCTTGGAAGGCTAGGACACAACCAATATGCCAACCCCGCATTTACAATACTACTTCATTTGTCTTGCGCATATCTGCACAAGTATACTCCTGATAACTTGACTTTAAAATTTCTGGCATCGGGATTATTTCAATCTCCGCATGATATTCTTCTGCAACCATATCCGCAACATCATAAAAACTCATAGTTTTACCTGTGCCCATATTAAAGATTCCAGATCTACTTGATTCCAAGAACTTTAAATGATAATCTACAATAGTGTCCACATGAACAAAGTCTCTGCGATAATTTTCACTATTCTCAAATAACTTAATCTTACCTGTTTCTAACGCTTGTCTCTTAAACTGAGCAAATGGACTTGCCTGATTGCCTTTATGTTCTTCACCTTCCCAGGCCCATACATTAAAATATCTAAATCCTTGCACAGTAGGGCTATCATGATGATGTTGTTTTACATATCTTTCAAACAAATACTTTGACCAAGCATAAGGCGTTCTTGGATCCAACGGAGAATTTTCACAAAACTCTTTATTCAATCCATACACACTAGCAGAACTAGAATACTGTAAATTAATTCCGAATGTCTTACACTCGTCGTATAAGTCCATAGAGAATTCGTAATTTTGTCTTAGTACTTTATCAATATCTTTTTCTGTTGTTGAACTGATCGCACCAGCATGAATAACCCACTCAAAATCCATAACACCGGGTCTTACGCCATCGTCAAATTCATACGTAGTAACATCATCGCCTCGACCCTGCAAGGCTGTCAATAGTCTAGAACCAATAAATCCTCTATGGCCTGTTAGCAATATTCTCATTGTAATATACCTCGCTGTTTACCGCTTTATCATCGATCCAAATATCGTATGCGGGTTTACCTAATTTTAATGTTGTATACTTAACTTGCCAATTGGCAAATTGTTGTCTTGTAAGGGTTGTCCAATCAATACCAGAATTGCCGCCTCTTGCTGTCCAATAATGAATCTCATGTCCTTTATCAAACAGTTTATTAAAATGTGCAATTCGATCTACAAAAGGTTGAGCACTATGATAATCACCAAATGTATTATTGCAAATTGTTCCATCAATATCTACAATGTATTTCATGCTTGACTATCTCCAGGTGCAACCCTATAATTATCTTCTACCGAATCAGGAGTACTAACTTCAATAATAGTGCCTTCTTCCTGACAAACCAATTGATGTGGTAAGCATGGGGGATTGTGCCAAGTATCACCAGCTTTAAGATACTTAATTTGTTCTTTGGCTGTTTTGGTATCAATCCATTTAACAAAGAATATCCCATCAAGTACATACCATGATTCATCTTTTTCAGAATGAAAGTGCATACTAAATTTTGCACCTTTGTTGAACTTCATCAACTTGCCGCAATACTTATCGTTAGTAGCCCAGATTAATTCGTGGCCCCAACCTTTTTTAACAAAACCCTCAAGCCTCATTTATTTCTTCCCATGTCGGTGCATATACTCCGATATGCTTTACTGTAATACTAGCTGCAATGTTGGCAATCTCAATTGCCTTTTCCATATTGTTTGTCTTTAAGAATTCAAGAACCAATGCCGAAAGAAATGTATCTCCAGCACCGCAAACATCAAACACCTCGGTGTGAGGTGCGGAATATTGTTGATCTTTATATTGTGCCCCATATCTACCCATAGTTACAATTAACTCTGTAGGTAAAGTCTTAGCCAAACTATTTTCTAAACTATTAATTTTAACGATTGCGCCTTCAAATCTTTTAAGATCCGTTTTCTTTGTATCTATAAACACAGGACCTTTAAAGTCTGCAATTAATTCTTCGACCATCTCATAACTAATTGTTCCCTTATTATAATCGGAAATCACTATTGCGTCATATAATTTTGGAATACTTGTATCAAAAACAAATGCATCAGATAAAACATCATTATCAATTCTAACAATATGTTGTTTGCTTTTAAGATCAACCAATCTAGTTTTTGTAGAAGTTTCACCATGTAAAAATGTAACATCTGCACCAAGTGAAATTAGATTATTCTTAACATTGCCCGCCATGCCTGCTCGTTTTTCTTCGTGAGAAAATTTGAATACAGGAACAGGTGCTTCAGGACTGATACGATCTACAGTACCATACTGATAAACATCAATACAATTATCACCGAGCAATAATATTTTGAATTGTTTTTGTTGTTGAATATCCATTTACCAAATCCACAAATCTAATCTCTTTACAATATTGACTTCCAACGATAGGCTTATCTTTATAATCACTACCTTTAACCATTATAGGTGAATACTTTTTACAAAGCATTTCTAATTCTTCAGCTGAATCAAATATATGAACAGCATTAACTGCTCTTAAATTTTGTAACAGATGTTTTCTATCATCTTGATTATTAATAGGTCTACTATTGCCTTTTAATTCTTTAACTCGTCTATCCGAATCAATACAGACTATAAGTTGTTGACCACAACCTCTGGCAAAATTAAGCAATTCGATATGTCCTCTATGGACAATATCAAAGGTGCCGTTAACAAGAATGTTAATCATTTTAAATGGTGCGCTCGGAGGGACTCGAACCCGCGACCAAGGGATTATGAGTCCCCTGCTCTAACCAACTGAGCTACAAGCGCAACTTTTTAAATTACTTCGTAATCTTCTTTGCCTACACCACACTCTGGGCAAGTAAAGTCTTCTGGCAAATCATTCCATTTACCTTCAGTTGCCTCATTATGTTCGTGACCACAAACTACGCATACGTGTGTTTCACTCATATTACTTGCCTCCCAAAAGAGCTTCTTTGAACTCTAGACTATTTAACTTATCTTCATATGCTTTAGCATGGCGCTCTTCAACCTTTGCTAAAGCTGAGAACCGCTTCTCTGCTTTTTTCATGATTTCCATGAAATGCTCAGCATGTTCTTTTGATTCTTGAATCTGATGCTCAATTTCGTTAGCAGCAAACTCGTTTCCTTCTTGCTCAGCTTGTGCTTTGAATGTAGGGTACATCTTAGTGTATTCGTATGTTTCACCTAGAATAGCTAGTTGCAAACATTCTTTAGTAGTTGGTGTACCTATAAGCAAATCCAAATGACCCCATGCATGTAGAAGTTCTTGGTCTGCGGTATGCCAAAAATGTTTTGCAATATCTTCATATCCTTCGTCTCGCGCAATCTTAGCGAAGTAACGATATTTAATATGTGCCATTGATTCGCCGGCTAAAGCGCTTTCTAAATTTTTTAATGTAATAGACATAATTTTTCCTTAATATAAAAATGGTACCTGAGACCGGAATCGAACCGGTACACCTTGCGGCGAGAGATTTTAAGTCTCTTGTGTCTACCTATTTCACCACTCAGGCTTTTGTTTATCTCCTGTAGTCTACATCAATGTCAGACCAAGTACGCAGCTTTTCAAACTTTGCTTGTTTGAACATTAGTAAATGGTCGTAAGAAATAACTTTATGTAAAGCTAGTAATTCAATCATTGCGAGAACATCGCCTAATTCTTCTTCTAGGTGAAAGGTATTTGTTTTGTTTGGGGTATCTGGGTGGGTATCAAACAATCCGAATCTAAATACTTTAGATGTTGCTTGAATTACCTCTGCGCATTCTTCTTGTAAAATTTGAAGAATTGCTGTTTGATCTTTGTTAAGTTCGTTCATATTGTCACCTTAAAAACATATTATAACAGAATACTTATTTTGTGTCAAGCATATTCGTAATTTACGGTGTCCAAATTCTTTCTAAATTCGGTTGCTCCGTTTTTCAAATGGAATCTTTTTGCCATTTCTGTCGGAGGGCTTAGTGTAACGAATCGTTTTATACTTGGACGAGTGATTGCTATATGTTCTCTGGCTTTGAATATTAGTTCACGACCTGCACCTGGAGTATAACTCCAAATGGTGTAGAATATAACGGTATCTGGTTCATTTGATTTGAAGAAAAGTTCCTCGCAGTTTTTAGGAATGCTGTCCATATAGGCAACACAAACTACTGCTTGAGGTTTTTCATCTTTGAGGAGTATGAGAACTTCCCTATTTTCGGTGATTCGAAAATCGACAGGAATCTCAGGGCGGACAGGGTCATCATCGATTACTCGAAGAATAGGGTCATCTAAATTTTTTGGTTTATATATCATAACTAAGTCCCGTTGTCAATTATATTTATACAGGCTACATGGTTCTATTTCAATTTTTCAAACTTTATTTTTGCTAATAAATATAAAAACTATTTTATCTATTATGAATCCCTACGAAGAACTTGGTGTTGCTAAAAATGCAAGCACTGAAGAAATAAAACAACGATATAGAACACTTGCTCAATTTCATCATCCCGATAAAGGAGGAGATGAGGAAGTATTCAAACGCATAAAACTTGCTTATGAAATTCTAAGCGATTTTATTCGTAGAAAAGACTATGATAAAACGGGAAATACTTCAGAATCCCGTGGCACCAGAGGTGAAGCGCTTGAACGTATTGCTCAAATGCTGTTCAATATTGTCCCAAACTTCAATCCAGAACACGATAACTTAATTGCAATAATGACTAACGAAGTCATTGGTGTTAAAGCTGGTGTCATGCAAAATATAGATAGTTGCAATAATCATTTACAAAAACTCAATAGGGTTATCGAGCGTCTATCTATAAAGACTGAAGATGAGAATATCATATTACAGTTTCTGGAAAAACACGTAGAACTTCGCAAGCAGGAAAATCTAGAATTCAAAAGAAGACTAGAAGTTTGCGATGTCGTTATTGAAATACTAAAAGACTACGAATACGGGCTAATTAGCTTGCCCAATATGTGATGGCGGAGAGTGTGGGAATCGAACCCACTCACCGGTATAACCCGATGACAGATTAGCAATCTGCTGCATTACCATCCTGCCCACTCTCCTATATGGCGGAAACGGTGAGATTCGAACTCACGGACCCTTTCGAGTCGCTAGTTTTCAAGACTAGAGCCATAGACCACTCGACCACATTTCCTAAATTCTTTTTTCTTCTATTCGTCGTAACGAATCTTTTCGGATTAGAAATTTTCGATTATTCTCGATCCGCCTAACGTGCAAATACTCTACTCCATCAATCAATTGTACATTACGTAGATTGTCGCAATAAAACTTTTCAGTCTTATTGAATTGATTTTCAAATATAACTACTTTCATATTTGCTCCTTTAAATGGCCGGCCCGGAGAGACTCGAACTCCCAACCTCTGGTTTCGAAGACCAGCACTCTAATCCATTGAGTTACGGACCGTTTGGCAGAGGGTACAAGAATCGAACTTGTGATCTCGGAATCAAAATCCGATGTTATACCATTTAACTAACCCCCAACATTATTCTTCTTCAATAACAGCAAGAACATCTTCTTCATTGATAATGCCTAAGAATTCTTCACCATTCTTGAATGGTTTTACTTTGCTCCATGCCAAGTAAATTTTATCGCCTGCTTTTACTTCTTGTACATCTGGCCCTACAGAAACAACAATACTAATTCTAGTATCATTAGATGCAAGTGCACCTTGTAGAATAATACCGCTCTCTGTTTCTTCAGGAAGTTTTTCTTCACGAATAACGATACGATCATGCAATGGAATAAAGTTCATAATTTTCTTTCTAAAAAATAAGTGGTCCGGCGACCAGGAATCGAACCTGGATTGATTGCTTAGAAGGCAACTGTATTATCCATTATACTACCGCCAGATGGTTTGGTGCCGACTATCGGATTCGAACTGATGACCTATCGCTTACAAGGCGATTGCACTACCACTGTGCTAAGTCGGCAAAATTTATTATAACATACTTAATATCATATGTCAAGCAAAATCTGGCATCCCCCAAGAGACTCGAACTCTTACTAACGGTTTTGGAGACCGACGTGCTGCCATTACACTAGGGAGAAATAATTTGGTACGCGGTGACGGGGTCGAACCGCCGACATTCTGCGTGTAAGGCAGACGCTCTACCAACTGAGCTAACCGCGCAATGTGGTGGTGATAGTAAGAATCGAACTTACACTTGACAGCGTATGAAGCTGGTGCACTACCGTTATGCTACATCACCATATGGAGGCACTCTCGAATGCAAGCCTAGGAGGAGTCAAGCTCTGAAACTTTTGCATCTGCAGACACTAAGTTTCTTCTCCCGCTTTGTCTTATATTAAGAATGCTTTCATATGGAGGGTGGGAGTGAGAGTCGAACTCACATTACGCGGCTTATACATCCCCGTTTCTAACCAATTGAAATATCCCAACCCATGGGCAGAAGTATGGGAATCGAACCCATATTAACGGAATCACAATCCGTGGTGTTAACCGTTACACTAACAACTGCATATTACCATATAGAAACACTCTTGTTTGGATTCGAACCTTGTTCTAGTATTGTCTATCTGCGCTTCCCACAGTGCTGACAAGAGTGCTTTTATATGGTACGAGTAGGGGGATTCGAACCCACGACCAATAGATTAAAAGTCTACTGCTCTACCAACTGAGCTATACTCGCATTATGTTGCCTTCGCAAAGCTTTATTGCTTTTACGATGGACTCCCGCTTTGCGTTGTAATGCCAAAGCAACGAAGCGATTACGTTGCTTGACGATCATCTTAAGTTTCATTACTTTCTCCTAAAAAATGGAACAGGGCCCTGGGCTCGAACCAGGAACGACAGAGTCAAAGTCTGTTGAGTTACCATTACTCCAACCCCGCCT